AGTCGTCCAGTATAATACTCTACTTTGATAAGTTTCAATTTAGAATAAGCATGAATTTGTTTCTTTAGAGTATTCTTATAGTCATAAAGAAAACAAAGATACTTATTATGAAGTTGGGGAATCTTCATAGATTCCCCGTCTAAATTAGTCTTATCAAATTTTAAGTCGTTTTCTGCTTGAATCTGTATTTCTTCAAATGTTATCATATTGTTTGTACATTATAATTAGTGAACGCAAAGTGTGCGTCACAATAAATTGGGCTGCTGTCCTTAAATTTGGAGTCCCAAGTAATCTTTCCAACTCTTACTGGAAAAAGATTGTCAAATGTAAATTTCATTTGTATTTGATTGTCGCTGTTTAGTATATATACCCGAGCATCTTGTGAAAAATGTTGCGACGGAGGACGATAATCCTCAAATGATGTATAATCGCTGCACTGTTTTATCCAGTTGAATAGTTCTATCCAGTTTGATAGATTTTCATCTAGCATAAATTGTACATGCAAAAAGTCATGTTCTACTGCTCCACCGGGACGTTTAATTGGATTAAAAATCGTTGGTTGGTCTATTGCAGTAATATTCATTCCTGGTACATCAATCATATTACAAAAATATGAAGTACTGGGTAGACGCTTTATATGAAACAAATAATGCGTCTTTAATAGAATATTTTTATTCTGAGGAATACTTTGGAGTATACCTACATCTTCACCAAAATTTGGGTAATTTATTGCCATATACCATTATTTATAAATCTTCTCTCCAGCGTAGAAACACGGGGAATCTAGGAATACCATCTTTGGATAGTTCTTGATACTTAAATGTCAAGACTTTTCCGATTGGACGCTCGTTCCATATTTGTTTTCTGGTAGCATCATCAAAACCAGAACCAATCTCAAAAGTATTTCCGTTTGGCAACTCGCAAAGGATAGCACCCATTGAATTCTTGGGTGTTGCTTTTCCATTCTTGTAATATGTTCCATCAGAATACTTTTTAGATCCTGGTGTTCCTTTTGGTACTATGAGTTTTTCGTGTTCTACCAATTCTACCAGATCCACTACAGTAGCCTCGGCATCTTGCATGATTTTATATTTCAATATATCGCTGCTACGCTTTCCAAATTTGTACAGACCATCTGAGTTTCTGTACATTGCTCCTTCATACCCCTCATTAATGAACACCATTGGGTTGTGTGTCTCGGAGCAATGCAAAGTCTTTACCAAATGGATTCGATTGTTTCTGGTTTTATTCAATCGATCTTTTAAGATTTTATATCTTTCTGTAAAAGTCTTATCTTTCACAGGAACATCAAAGGCATAATAACACAGAGATACGTTTTCTTGAATGTTCACGGTTCTGCCAACAGATGAGGTTATTACATCAAATCCCATGCCATGAGCATATATTTCCCCGTCCATAGGAAATCCTTCGTGAAGATCAAGAAGGATCTTGGATAGTAAAGGAACACCTTCAATTAGTTTTCCGTTTCGGGAATACAATTTACTACCATCCCATACTGCTCGATGACCATCTAATTTTGGTTGGATATAATAATCACTATCCAACCATTTAGGATCATATTCTTTTGCTAACATAGGTTCTATCATAATATTCCTTTACTTAAAGAGAAGTTATCAGTTTGTATATATCCATTATTGATTGAATATGTTATACCATATGCAAAATAATTATATCGAACAGATTTTATTGTTTTTAGATATGAAGAAAAAAATTCAAAGTTTATTAAACTTGCATGTGCTGTAGAAAATCTATTGACGCAACTTTCTCGATGAAAGTTATTTTTTGTTGATCGCTCAAACCAAATATTGCTATAACGATGTATCATTTTCATCGGGGGCCTTTCAAAGTCCTAACGCCAGTTTAGGCGCGCGGGCGGCGTTTGTCAAGTTGAGGAAAAAAATTATGGAAATTTTAGGCGGTTCCCCTTGACTTTCGCCCGCGACTCGCCTATACTTCTGGCGAACGATTCTCTATATTAGTAGTTATAAAAAAGAAAAGGAAATAATTTGAGTACAGTTAATAAAAATTACATCACCTTACCAACAGAAAAGAATTTGGACTTTTGGGTTGAAAAGGAACAAAACGTTCTTTTCATAGGTCATGCAGGTGTTGGTAAAACCAGCATGATTGTAGAAACCTTCAAGAGAAATAATCTTAACTATCGTTATTTTTCTGCATCAACAATGGATCCTTGGGTGGATTTCATTGGTGTGCCAAAGGAAATGAGCGATGCAAATGGTCCTTATTTGGATCTAGTAAAGCCAAAAGAGTTTCGTGATGATGAAATTCAAGCAATCTTTTTTGACGAATTTAATCGTTCGCACAAAAAGGTAAGAAATGCTGTTATGGAACTCATACAGTTCAAGAGCATCAACGGAAGAAAGTTCCCTAATCTTAAGATTATTTGGGCTGCTATCAATCCAGATGATGCAGACAACGAAGATACTACATATGACGTAGAACCATTAGACGATGCTCAAAGAGATCGGTTCCACATTCAAATTGAACTTCCTTACAAACCATGCGAGAAATACTTCAAACACACGTTTGGCGAAGATGATTCCAACGTGGCAATCGAATGGTGGAATGGTCTAGACAGAAAAACTCAACTAAGAGTTTCTCCGCGTCGTCTAGAAACTGTTTTGCGTTTGCACAAGATGGGCGGAAATATTCGCCATGCTTTGCCACCAGACGCAAATGTAGCTAAACTAGAGAATCTTCTAAAGAATGGTTCTCCCACAAAGAAACTAGAAGAACTACTTGCGCTCAATATCAAAGCAGATATTAAGGCATGGTTGGAAGATGAGAATAACTTCTCTTGCATCAAAGAAACTCTGGTTTCAGACAACGAACTTCTAAAGAAGTGTCTACCATTGATTGGTGACGAAAAGATCACTAATTTGATGTCAACACAAAAGAAAGTGTCAAAGTTTGTATTTGATAATGCTAAAGAATATGAAGCCCTATTAGGAAATATAGCAAACAGCACAACAAACAAAAAGTTGGCTAAAAATGCCACAAAGGCATTAACCAATGCTGGACTTATAACTGTTGCTCCTAAATCTACAATGAGAACACCCAATTACTTTCTTGCAAATGCAAAAGTAAATGCTGCATTCTTGCAAATTAAGAAAAGTCCAACACCCTATCCACTGATACCTAATGTAATAAATAATATGGCAATTTATTGTAACGCTGCAAAAAGAAAAGCAAATATAAATCTGCTATACGGAAGTTTGTCATATCATGGTGCAGGATCAACAGAATGTAAAGCAATATTGACGAACATAGAAAACTATTATTCTTGGAGTCAGGCTTCTACTATAGCAAAAATAAATTCTTCTGGTGGTATTGAGGTTATAAATTATGCTGTAAATGTAGCTAATATTACTATACAAGACCTATACAGCAAATATCCAAGAATTTTCAATGAAATGATGAATGTTTCGGGAACAAAGGCTGCTGACAACTGGATATACAAAGTATGAGTAACTCTGCAAGATATGAACAATTTTATAATATCTATGATTATCTAGAATCATATTATGGCATATTTTATAGCCTAGTTCAGATGGGTAGACCGTCTTTTGTGGAAACTGTACCTACTGCGGCAGTCGGATTTGATGAAAACGGCAGAAATATTATGTTTATATTCAATCCCAAGTTTTGGGATGAATTGGACGAATATAATCGCGTATTTGTCATTTGCCACGAATGTCTACACGTTCTTCTCAGTCACGGTCTACGATCCATAAACTGTACAGATAAAAGACTGGCAAATGTTGCTATGGATATAGTAGTTAATCATATGCTTGTCAATAATTTTAAGTTTGACAGGTCCAAGATTAAAAATGAAAAAGATTTTTGCTGGGTAGATACTGTATTTTCTCCTAATCAAATTAGTAATCTTTTCTTCCCCAATCAATGGTAGACACTTCTTTAGAAGTTCGTTGTCTGAAACCAGAGTTTCTTTGATGCAAGAGAAGTTATTTTCATCTTCCAACCATGTCTTAATATCTGCCTTGATATTGAGCGCAAGTAGTTCTTCTAGTTTCTT